ACTGATGTCTGAGGATGTATCTAGAAGAGCATTTTTAAGAGCAACAGGTACTTCAGCATTAACTGGAGCAGCAATAGCAACTGGAGGAAGTAAAACACCTGTAGTTAAAAAAGTAGTTAACCCAGTAGTTAGGAAATTAGGACCAGAGGCTAAAGCGTATAGAAGATTTTTAACAACAATACAAAGGCAAGCACCGTATCCAAAAAAAGTTCCTTTTAGTGATTTAAAGAGAGTAATAGAATTAGTTCCAGGTTCTGGAATTTACAATGAAGCACGAGAAGCATTTAAAGAAGCAACAAGAAAAAAGGGAACACCTAAAACATACAAAGGAAGTCATTTAATAGGAATATCAAATACAGTTACAGTTAAAACACAAGGCCCAGAAAAAGGAGCAACTCTATTTGCAGTACATTCTGATGTTGTAAAAAGAGCAGAAGATTTAAAAAGGACTGCAAGGACTCAATTAGCAACTGAAAAAAGAAAAGTTAGGGAATCTAAGAAACCTAAAAAAGTCACAAAACGTGGGATAGTTCAAAGGATCAAATCCAAATTAAAGAATATTAAGATCCGTGGAGGAGGAGGGAAAATGCCAATACCTGGAATGGAGACAGCAAAAGATCCAACAGGAATGAGTTTAATCCGTAAATACACACTTTGAGTGTTCTAATGAGTAACATAAAAAAAGCTAGAAAGGTTTTAGGTATTGATAAACAGGAATCTCAATTTAAGGAATTTCAATCTAAGTCTAGAAAGGCATTAGGAATTGAGGAAGCAGAGAATCAAGCAAGAAGTATGTATAAGGCAATTAAAAAGAAACTAATTAAATTCAGTAAGGGTTATTACAACTACAGGAAACCTTCTGACAATGCATCTCATGTATCTGAGACATATCCGAAGAATCCAAGTTTAAAGAAGATGTTTTTAACTACCAAATACAACTACAGCAACTTAGGAAAGAAGTGAGTAAAGCAAGTAATGAAATGCGAGAAAGGTTTGTAGATGCATATTGCGAGCATGGAGATGCCCGTAGAGCAGCCTTAGATGCAGGTTACAAGGAAGGTAAATACATTAGTAATCAGGCATGTAATTTAAAAAGGCAGTTAGGTTCACAGATTCAGAAAAGGATGCAAGAGAAGTTTGTAGATCACACACCGAATGCATTTAAGGCAATGAAGGAACTAATGTCAGATTCACTTTCAGATACTGTCAAGTTTCAGTGTGCAAAGGATTTAATGGATCGAGCAGGATTTAAGGCAACAGATAAATTAACAATTGAAGAGGACAAGAAGACAGTACCCGAGTTAGAAGCAGAATTAGTGAGTTTAGTAGGCAGAGATAAAGCCAACTTACTACTTAATAAAAAACCTGTATCAAAGGCTACTAATGCTAATCCTGCTAATTTGGAAGAATCTGGATGGATTGACAACAAACTGGAGAAGCATGAGTTATCAGACACTCTTAACTGATCAGTTGGCTCAAGGAAGCTGCTGATCTAAGGAGGGGTAGGGTTACTTCCTCTGGCCTTACCTCTCCGACCACTGAATATGGAACCTTGGGCATCAAAAGTACCAGAACTAGCAAACAGGATACAGAAGCTTGGAGTTTCAGACCGCAGTAAGTCGCTTAATTTAGCAAGATATGTGTATCAGGCATTGAATGATGCAAAATTAAGCGGTAATTCGAATAAGAAGGAGTTTGTAAATGCATTAAGGGATATGGGGGAACGTGCATTAAAGGAATCTAAGAGTAAGAAACCTTTAGCAAAGATCACTCATACAGCAATGCGAGAAGTCTGGTTACAGATTGAGAATAAAGCACCACCTAGTGTACAGAAGGATAAGTTTATTCAAGGAATCAGGAACAGAATCAGTCAAGACATCATCAAAGAGAACAAGATTGTTGAATTAACAAATGCAGGACACACAAGAGGAGCAAGAGAACGGTCTAACATTGATACACAAGAAGTTTATAACAAACAGTTTGAAGTAGAATCAAACAAAACAGCAGGATTAAGCCCAGATCAGGTTCCTAACAAAGATAAATTAGTAAAGAAGCAACCTCAAAAGACTAATGTTTCGTCAAAACAAGGAATTATGTGGGATAGAGCATCTTCATTTGAAGTAGATCCTGAAGTTATGGAGCGTTCTATCAGAAGATCCAAGTTTGAGTCAGGAACACAAGAGTTATCAAAGTTTGTTAAAGGAAAACAGGTTGAATATAAGAAGAAATTCAAAGGTGGAGGTAAAAAGCAAGACTTTGCAGGACTTGGTGCAGAAGTTTCAGGACAAAAGGTATTGGAATAAAATTTATGTCTAAAGAACACGAACAAGTTGCAAAAATTTTAGCTGGTTTAGCCAGAAAAGGTAAAAGTCCTAATTTAAGAAAACAAGGGGAACAAGCTGCTGCTTTAGTTTATAAAGATTCATTATCATCCAAAGAACGAAGTTCTATAGAACATAAAGCAGGAGATTTGATTCATACTCAACGAGAAGCAGGATTTCATAGTGGTACTCCGTCAAATGCTCAATCAAGGGGAGTTCCATCAGTTAAGAGTTTAAGGATAAAACAAATTAGAAAAAGATTACTTAAAACTGGAAAATGGAATACAGCCAAAATAAAGCCATTAAAATTAAAACCTGATAAACCTAGACCATTTTCAGAAACAGTTTGGGGTAAGAATCCTGCTTTTAAACATTATTTTGAAAACAAAAGTGATGTTAAAAATTATATATATAGAGGTATCGGTGGAAAAATCCGTACCCAATCATAAATCATAGAATGAGTGATTTAGAAAAAGCCGTAGGCATTTTAACAGAAATAACAGAACGTAGATCCACAAATCGGATTTACGATTATGACCCCTACGGCTACCAAGTGGAGTTTCATAAAGCAAGAGATATGGGTAAGAAAAGAGCTAAACAAAGGCTCTTGATGGCAGCAAATAAAGTAGGAAAAACCTATTGCGGTGCAGCAGAATTAGCAATCCACGTTTTAGGAGACTATCCCGATTGGTGGGAAGGGCATAGATTTGATACTCCAGTTAAGGTTTGGGCAGCAGGTAATACAACTGCCAATACAAGGGATATAGTCCAGGCAGAGCTTCTAGGGGAGCCAGGAGACTTGGAAGATTGGGGTAAGGGGTTGATACCGAAAGATAGAATAATTCACACAGACAGGCTTCCAGGCATCCCTAACGCTATTTCTGCAGTTACAGTCAAACATAAGTCAGGAAAGAATTCTAAAATCTGGTTCAAATCCTACGAACAAGGAAAAGAACAATGGATGGGTAAAGCAGTCGATATTGTCTGGTTAGACGAAGAACCTCCTCAAGATATCTATTCTCAAGGTTTAAGAGCGACTTTAAAAACCCAAGGCTTGATATTCATGACATTCACTCCTGAAAAAGGCATGACTAATACTGTTGCCCAATTCATGAATGATCTTAAACCAGGACAACAGCTTTATCATGCAACATGGGATGATGCACCACACTTAGACATAGATACCAGAAATGAAATCCTTGCTGCCCTTCCACCGCATGAAAGAAATATGCGATCAAAAGGGATTCCTATCCTTGGTTCAGGATTGGTTTACCCAATTGACGAAGATGCTATCAAGATACCTTCATTTCCAATTCCAGAATACTGGCCCAGAATCTGTGCAGTCGATTTCGGATGGGATCACCCATTTGCATGTGTATGGGTTGCATGGGACAGAGAAACGGATACGGCTTATGTTTACGACACCTATTCTATTAGGGCTGAAACACCTGTTACTCATGCCCATTCGATTAAGTCTAAAGGTGCTTATATTCCTTGTGCGTGGCCTCATGATGGTATGCAACACGATAAAGGATCTGGTGAACCTCTTGCTCAACAGTATCGGAGGCTTGGTGTTAATATGCTTGGTTCTCATTTCAGCAATCCTGACGGGGGTTTTTCTGTTGAGCCAGGTATTATGGATATCCTTCAAAGAATGCAGTCGGGCAGGTTTAAAGTCTTTGAACATCTTTCCGACTGGTTCGCAGAAATGAGAATGTACCATCGTAAAGAAGGAAAGATCATCAAAGAACGTGACGATATCATGTCTGCAACAAGATATGCTGTTATGTCTTTACGCTATGCAACCATTCATAAGGAAATCCCTAAAATGGAGTTTGCTATAGGTACTCAAGATCACGAATACCAATACTTTGCTGCTTAAGAATAAAGGAATATATGGCATTTAATTTACAGGCTTTTCTAAAAACAAAAGAAAAAGGAGCAGCACTAGGTTTAAAGGGAGATGATTTACAGGCTTACCTCGGATCAGAATTCTTTGATACTTATGATGATGACTGGGATAGTAAACCAGTAGGGCCACCTAAGACCACTACGGCTAAACCACCTAAGACTACCATTGCTCAGTCTGCACCAAAGGATGCTGGAACTAAGCCTAAGCCTAAGCCTAAGCCTACTTCCACATTATCTGATAAAGATAAGTTAGCT